ACATTCTCGCAAGAGGAACTTGACGCCGCTATTGGTAAACGCCTCGCAAGAGAGCAGCGAAAGTGGGAACGAGAGCGACAGCCTGCGCCAGCAGTGGCAGTGGACTTACCTCCGCAAGATCAGTTTGAGTCGGTCGATGCTTACGCAGAAGCCAAGGCTTACAAACTGATTGAGCAGCGGGAACTCCAGAAACAGCAAGCTGAGATTCTTGATGGGTATCACGAACGTGAAGAAACGGCTAGGTCTAAATACAGCGACTTTGAACAAGTTGCCTACAACCCAAACCTGAAGATCACAACCGTGATGGCACAGACGATTCAATCGTCGGACATTGGGCCTGACTTGGTTTATCACCTTGGCTCAAATCCGAAAGAGGCAGATCGTATTTCTCGACTAGCGCCTATTTTGCAGGCTAAAGAGATTGGACGACTTGAGGCTAGGTTAGCCGAAAACCCCGTCCAAAAGCGCACTTCTGGTGCGCCTGAACCGATTTCACCAGTTACCGCCCGAGGGGTGGGTTCTGGGTCTTTTGACACAACTGACCCACGGTCTATTAAGACCATGAGTACCAGCCAGTGGATTGAGGCCGACAGAGCGCGGCAGATGAAAGCGTTGCAGGCGAAAAAGTTTTAATTTATTTTCTAAGGAAAAATCGTGGCTAACAGTATTCTTACCATTGACATGATTACTCGGAAGGCTCTTGAGATTCTTGAGAACAACCTGGTAATCACCCGCAACGTAAACCGACAGTACGATGACAGCTTTGCTGTTAGTGGTGCAAAAATCGGCTCTACCCTGCGTATCCGCCTGCCTGATCGCGCTCTGGTGACTGACGGTGCAGCCCTGCAAGTGCAGGACGATGCCGAGCAAAGCACCACGCTGACGGTTTCTACCCAAAAGCACATTGGTGTGAACTTCACCACCGCTGAGTTAACTTTGTCGTTGGACGACTTTGCAGAGCGGGTTCTCAAGCCCCGTATCTCTCAGTTGGCCTCCAGCATTGACGCTGACGTTGCTAATGCCTACAAAGCCATTTTCAACACGGTTGGCACTCCTGGAACTTCTCCCGCTACCGCTTTGGTTCTGTTGCAAGCGCAGCAAAAACTCAACGAATCGGCTGCTGGTATGGCTCCTCGCTACGCTACCGTCAACCCTGCTGCAAACGCTGGCTTGGTCAACGGCCTGTCTGGTTTCTTTAATCCCACCGACACCATCAGCAAGCAGTTTAAGAACGGCATGATGGGTACTGGCGTGTTGGGCTTTGACGAAATCAACATGAGCCAATCCATCAAGGTTCACACCACTGGCTCCCGTGCCGGTACGATTTTGGTTAACGGTGCTGTCAGCACCCAAGGCCAATCGACCATTAGCATCGACGGCCTTACTGGTGCAACTGACACAGTGACTGTTGGTGATGTGTTTACGATTGCAAACGTGTTTGCAGTTAACCCACAGACCCGTGAGTCAACTGGTTCGCTACAGCAATTTGTTGTGACTGCCGCACAAACTGGTGTTAGCAATGCTTTGGCAAACATGGCAATCAGCCCACCAATCTACACCAGCACAAGCGCCTTGGCTACCGTTAACAGCTTCCCCGCTGATAACGCTGCCGTGACCTTTGTTGGTACAGCATCTACTGCCTATCCGCAAAACATGATCTACCACAAGGACGCAATCGCATTTGCTACGGCAGATTTGGTCTTGCCAACCGGGGTAGATATGGCTGCTCGTGCGGTGCATAACGGTATTAGTTTGCGTATCATTCGTGATTACGACATCAACAACGACCGTATGCCTTGCCGTATTGACGTACTCTACGGTTTCAGCACTATTCGTCCCCAGATGGCTTGCCGTCTGTGGGGTTGATTTAACTCATTTGAAAGGAAATTATCATGGCTCTTCCTAATGGTGCAGGCGGTCAACAACTTGGTGACGGCAACCTACTTGAAGCAGTAATGGGGGTTCAAACCATCCCAGCTACTTTGACCGGCGACACAACTTTGACTGCGGATCAAGTGGCAGTTGGTTTGGTTGTTTGCAAAAAAGCCTCGGATGCTACGTTGACTGTGACACTGCCTACCGCAGCGTTGCTTGACGCAGCTATCACAAGCGCAAAAGTTGGTTCGTCTTTCGATCTAACTATTTGCAACGACAACAACAGCGGTGCTTCTTCTACTGTTCCGGTCACAACCGGCACAGGTATCACGGTCTTTGGTTCGGTAACTGTGGGCCGTCATGGCGCGCACACCTACCGTTTCGTAAAAACTGGCGATGCTGCTTACTCGGCCTTTTTGAAGTAAGCTAGATGGCAGTCATTTACTTACGTCACCCCGTGCATGGGACAAAAGTTGCGTGTATGGAAGCAGAAGCCGTTTATGATGAAAAGAACGGCTGGGTGAGGTTTGATGTAGATGCGGTAGACGAGCCTGTCACGGTGAACGAAATGAAACGTCCCCGTGGCAGGCCACCCCGAGTTGAGGTTGTTGACGTAGGAGCATAGGTATGACCACATCTGCTGGCGACCAGATAAACGGGGCGTTGCGCCTGATTGGGATGTTGGCAGAGGCTGAAACGCCTTCAGCCGCTACGTCTGCTGACGCACTGTCGGCAATGAATCAGATGATCGACTCATGGAACACTGAGCGTTTGTCGGTGTTCACAACGCAAGACCAAGTGTTCACTTGGCCTGTAAATCAAGCTACACGCACGTTAGGCCCAACAGGTAACTTTGTCGGCAACCGGCCTGTCTTGGTTGACGATGCTACTTACTATAAAGATACCTCAAACGGTACTTCGTATGGCATTAAAATAATCAACGAGCAGCAGTACAACGGCATTGCTGTCAAGAACACGACCAGCACCTACCCGCAAGTGCTGTATGTCAACATGGGCTACCCCGACATTACGATGACGGTATACCCTGTGCCAACTTCACCGCTGGAATGGCACATCATATCGGTGGAAGAATTGATGCAGCCAGCAGTGCTTGCGACTACGCTGTCGTTCCCACCAGGCTACCTACGGGCCTTCAGGTTCAACCTAGCCTGTGAGATTGCCGCTGAGTTTGGCGTCGAGCCAAGCCCCCAAGTCTCGCGCATTGCCATGACCTCCAAGCGCAACATCAAGCGCATCAACAACCCTGACGATGTGATGGCAATGCCCTACGGCATTGTTGCCAATCGTCAACGCTACAACATCTACGCTGGCAATATGTAGTCACTTGTTATCATAAACACTATGTTTTCCAGCAATAAATCCTTTGGTTCCTTTTACCGCACGCAACAGTCCTTTGGCTTTGTAGGCGTCAATTGCGTGTTGAATATTTTGTTGATGGGTAAGAAGTTCCAAATTGTCAAGGCAGTTATTGACACGGTTAAGGTCTTTATGATTGATTTCCAATCTACCTTCAATAGGCCCAACAAAAGCCTCCCACAAAGCCCTGTGAACTCCAACTTTGGTATATTTTCCATTTTTACACGCAGCAAAACGCAAATAGTGGTCAGAGCCAACAGATGTTTTGACTTTTCTGTACGCAGCGTCGCCCTTCCAAGTTTTTCCATTTTTAATCATGCTGGCGGTAGCATTGCTAGTGCCAAGAAATTCTGCAACTTCTCGAAGCAACGCACCGTTTTCAAACATTTGTTTTGCAGCGGGAATTTTTGTGGCGTCAAGTTTTTTAGCCCTACCGACACGCCGCACGTTGGCAAGATTGCTGATTTCGTAAAAATTTTCGTACCCAAAAATAGGTTTCCATATTTCCATAGTCTATCTCCATTTAAGTTAAATGGAAGTATAGCATAACTGCTAGGATAATTTTATGACTACCGTTGCCATCTCCGGTCTGCCCGTTGCTACCGTCATCAACGCTGCCGACATTGTTCCATTCGTCCAAGCTGGTACAACCAAGAGCATCAGCAAAACCCTGTTGTTCACCAGCCCTGCATTGGTGACGCCTGCGTTGGGAACGGTTGCCAGCGGCAACATCAGTGCTTGTACCAGCACGGGCATGGTGTTGACCACGCCAGTAATCGGTGCAGCCACTGGCACAAGCCTAGCAGTAACTGGTGCAGTCACATCATCTGGCACGGCAGGCGTTGGCTACGCAACAGGCGCAGGCGGTACTGTTACCCAAGCAACCAGCCGCACCACAGGTGTAACGCTGAACAAAACCACAGGCGCAATCACCTTATTTAGCGCAGCAGGAACAACGACTGCGGCAACCTTTACCGTGACCAACAGCACCGTGGCCGCTACCGATGTCATCATCTTAAACCAAAAGTCAGGTACTGATCTGTACGACCTAATGGTGACAGCAGTGGCGGCAGGAAGTTTTAACCTGACATTCCGCACTACTGGCGGCACTACTACTGAAACGCCGGTCTTTAACTTTGCCGTTATCAAAGCTGTAGCTGCTTAATGAAATTGCCGATGTTAGCAATTATTGGTCAAATGGTGCAAGCGACATGATACTTACGTTTTGCCGCAAGATAAACTTGATGCGCTTCCTCGGGTGTTTTAAACGTGCCAAGGTAAATTGGTTTTTTTTGAACGCAAATGTACGCCTGCCAATTGCTTCCGTTTTGAGCGACACCGAGCAACCCAGATGCAGAACCTTTTTGCCCACCGCGCTTATTTTCGGCGTTTGTTGTTGCGGTAGCCGCCCGAAGATTTGCGATTCTATTATCAGATCGTTTGCCGTTTATGTGGTCAATAAATTTTGGCGGTTGTTCTCCGTAGTAATGCATCCATGCCAATCGATGCGCTCTATGACTTCTGCCAAGAGTAAATATGCTCAAATACCCACTATGATGTTTGCTGCCCGCATAATCCCCAACACGCACTCGTTGAGCAACTTTTTTACGCCAACAAAAAATACCCGTTGCGGAGTCATAATTAAGCACATCTCGCACGTGTTCTGGCGTTATTTTCACAGCGTTAACCTTTCAACATATGTTCAACATAGGGTTAGTATAGCATGAAGTCGCCTATATTGGGCAGCGCCTATGTTGCCCGTAGCGTCAATGCTGCGGATAACAGGATGGTCAACCTTTTCCCAGAAGTCGTCCCAGACGGAGGAGAGACAGGCGGGTTTCTAAACCGGGCGCCTGGGCTTGACTTGTTGGTGACGGTTGGGACGGGGCCAATACGGGGATTGTGGACGTTTAACGGCGTTGCCTATGTGGTTAGTGGCACGGAACTCTACAGCCTCACCACGGGCTATGTAGCCACCTTGCGAGGCACGGTAGCAGGCACTGGCCCCGTCAGCATGAGCGACAACGGCACTCAGTTGTTCATTGCGGCCAATGGGCCGGGTTACATTTACAACAGCAGCACGGCAGTCTTTGCCCAGATCACAGACGTTGACTTTGCTGGCGCGTTGGTAGTTGGCTACCTAGACGGCTACTTTGTCTTCATCCAACCAAACAGCCAGGTATTCTGGGTGACGCAACTGCTGGACGGATCTTCCGTTGACCCGCTTGACTTTGCCAGTGCCGAAGGTTCGCCTGACGGTTTGGTCAGTATGATCATTGACCACGGGCAGATTTGGCTGTTCGGCACTAACTCAGTCGAGGTCTGGTACGACTCTGGCGCCGCCGACTTCCCTATGACCCGCATTCAAGGCGCTTTCAATGAGATTGGCTGCGCTGCAACCTTCTCTGTTGCCAAGCTGGACAACGGCATCTTCTGGCTAGGCGCAGATGCGCGAGGCCAAGGCATCGTCTACCGGGCCAATGGCTACACCGGCACTCGGGTTAGCACCCATGCTATTGAGTTTGCCATTGCCCAGTACGGCGACATTTCTGACGCTATTGCCTACACTTACCAGCAAGAAGGCCATGCTTTCTACGTCCTGACATTTCCCACCGGCAACGCCACCTGGGTCTACGATGTGTCTACGCAGGCGTGGCACGAACGGGCTGGGTTTGACAACGGCCTGTTCATGCGCCACAGGTCAAACTGCCAGATAGCGTTCAACAGCCAAATTGTGGTTGGTGACTACGTTAACGGCAACATCTACGCCTTTGACTTGGATGTGTACGCTGACAACGGCGGCATCCAAAAGTGGCTACGCTCATGGAGGGCGTTGCCGTCAGGCCAGAACAATCTCAAGCGCACAGCCCACCACACCTTGCAACTTGACGCTGAAACAGGCGTAGGGCTGGGCGTTACACCAGAGCAAACTGCTGACGGCATCCTTACCGAGTCGGCAAACGTCCCACCAGCAGGGCCAAGCTACCAACTGATTGCTGAGTTTGATTGGGAATATCTGGCAACTGAGTCGGGCCTTGAAATCATTACTGAACCGTCTTTGGGCTTGCCGGGTGAGAACTTGGTGACTTTTGCCTACACCGGCCCAGACATTGACGGCGCGGATATTGTCACCGAGTCATTCCTAGCCACACCAGGCTACGACCCGCAAGTTATGCTGCGCTGGAGCGACGATAGCGGTCACACCTGGTCAAGTGAGCATTGGACTAGCATGGGCAAGATTGGTGAGTTTGGGTATCGCACGTTCTGGCGGCGGCTTGGTTCGTCTAGGGATCGGGTCTACGAGGTCAGCGGTACTGACCCAGTAAAGATCGCCATTATGGGTGCTGAGTTGGTGTTGAGTCCAACGTCAAGTTGATATGGCAGACATTACCCAAATCCCTGCGCCTCGGGTTGCTTTTACCCAAGACGGGCAGATTACGACCCAATGGTTTCGTTGGCTCAACAACGTCTATACCATCACCGGCTCTGGCCTCGGCATCACGCCAGTAATCAACGGCGGCACGGGGTTAGGCACTATTCCGACCAACGGCCAACTGCTGATTGGCAACGGCACGGGCTACACGCTTAACACCTTGACGGCTGGCGCTGGCATTACCGTGACCAACGGCGCTGGGACGATTACCGTGGCATCCAGCGGTCTGTTAAGTTTTAGCGCAGGCACAACTGGGTTTACGCCCAGCAGCCCAACAACTGGTGCGGTGGTGCTGGCAGGCACATTGGTAATAGCAAACGGCGGCACTGGCGCTACGACAGCCGCAGCAGCCCGAGCCAACCTGGGTGCGGGAACGGTGACCAGCGTAGGCGGCACGGGTACGGTCAACGGCATCACATTGACAGGCACAGTCACCACAGCAGGCAACCTAACCCTTGGCGGTGCGCTGAGTGGGGTGAGTCTGACTACGCAAGTCAGTGGCATCCTGCCCATAGCCAATGGCGGTACGGGAACAACGTCTACGACTTTTGCTAGTCTAACAACCAACGTGTCTGGTATCCTGCCCATAGCCAACGGCGGGACAGGCACTTCCACTGCTGGCGTTAGCGCCACCATCGTGACTGCTAAACTGACCGCACTCGGCGCAAACGGCAGCATGACTTTTACAAACGGTTTGCTTACAGCGCAGACTCCTGCGACTTAGGTTAGGTAACAAGGAGAACGATTATGGGTTGGGGTCAACTATTAGGCGCTGCGGCGGGATATTTTCTTGGCGGTGAGTCAGCGGCAGGCACTGCTCTGGGCGCTGCCCTTGGCGGTGGTCTTGATGAGGCTACCGGCGGCGGGGCAACGGGTGCTATTCAACAAGCTACCAATGCAGCCAACGCTCAATCTTCCGAAGCATTGGCACTGCAAAGGCGGATGTACGAGGAAGGCGTTGCTAGACAACAACCAAGACTGGCAGCAGGCACCAACGCACTAGCGCAAATGCAGAGTGGCGCGTTTGCACAACCAGCGGCGTTTAGGTTTGGCGCAAGTGACTACCAAGCTGACCCAGGCTATGCGTTTAGGCTTGCAGAAGGCCAAAGGGCAATTGACCGACAAGCAGCAGCCCGTGGCGGTCTGATCTCTGGCGGTGC